TGGGTAGCTGGATCCCACGTGTAGATCCCGGGTAGACGATTTGCGCCTCGCATCAATTCAAATGTCTGTGGGCTTGTTCCCAGCGGTTTTGGGGTAACATCTCCACCTTTTACATCATCGATGGATACGCTACCTGCTGGTGCTGCTTCTTCCGGCTGTTCGGGCTGTTCCGGTTGTTTCGGACCCTGAACGGTTGTGGGCTGCTGTGCCGGGGGCTGGGCTGTTACCCTTGCTGCCGGGGTTGGAGCAGGGGCAGCATCGGGGGCTTTGGTAGTTAGGTCTGTTACGCGATTGCCTTGAGGATCAACATATATAAGGCTACCACTTGGATCTGTCATAGGTATTCCGTTCTGACCTAGTGCAGGATATACAGGGCTTCCATCTTCAGCCGTAAATTGACCTGATGGTTGTGCGCCTTCTGCAGGGGGAGTCAGCGTTGTAGCGGCTTCTTGAGCAACAGCCTTACCCCGTGCAGCCAATCTGTTTCTGTTCGTTACCAGCTTGGTAACAGCCACACTCGCATCTACAAGTCTTGCGTCTGCGTCTGTTATATCGTCTGTTCCTCCCAGATTAGCAAGTGCGTTTAAGCGGTCTCTTTCGCGGGAAACATCAGAAATAACCACACCTAGTGCTGCAAGGGCATCTTCTTTAACTCGAAAATTTGAACCCAAACGAACGAGTTGAACTTCGATATCTTGGTTTGACAAACGACCGGATGGGTCCGCAGCACGAGCAAGCTGGAAGGCCAAGCTAATTCTCATAGCTTCTAGTTCTGCAAACAGATTTCCTTGACCCGTTTTCTCGCCCAACCTGCGTTGTTCTTCTACCCGCTGATTAACATAGGTATCAAGCTGGTCTCTGTCCGTAAAATATGTCTTACCTTCTTCTTCTTCTCCTGTGAAAAAGAAGCCAGCAACATCGCTAACAACACCTTTACCGATGTCAACAACCGCCGCAGCCGTAGCTTTGAACGCGGCATAAGCAATCGTGCCTTCTTCCAAACCAGCTAAGTTTGCTCTGTAGGAAAGAAGGTCATCAACAACGTCTGTATTTCTACGTGCAGCATCTTCCAATTCACCGAAAGTTTTGTAAAGGCCCCCGGTTCTATCCAAGATATATTCATTTCTGCTTTTGCCAAATGTCTGTGTCTTACGTCCTGCAACTGTTACCTGTTTGCGTTGAGGGGGTGTCATGTAAGGAGCAAGTGCATAGACCAAGTTATTGTAGGTGTCTGCCGATGCAAAGTTGGAATCTCCCAGAACATCCAGCATGGTCTGTAGTATCTGACTTTGATCCTGTGATGTAATCCTACGTAACGCAACATCCGGATCGAGACCTGCAATACCGGGAATTGCACCTATCTTCACGCTAGTTACAAACAGGTCTGATGCCCGCTGCGGTGTCATAAGGGGAACATCTTTGAGGCGTTCTACAAATATGTTACCAGCGTTTGCAGGAGTTGTCCCCAGACTTTTTGCAACAATCGCAAGGGAAGCCTTCTGATCTGCAGTCTCAAAGGTGACTGTCTGAACACCACTTTTATCAACAAAGACACTATCGACAACCTCACCCGTTCCTGTCTTGACCGCTGTTGCAACGTTGTCTGCAACGGTTTCAGGGGCTGCGGGTGTTTCTTTATCAAACTGTTTGTAGTAGGAATCCAAGAAATCGTAGTCGAACGGGATAATTGCTTCCACACCTTTTCCTGCTTTTATAGCATCACCCGCGATTGCATTGTTTACAATACCTCGTGCTGCATTTATCTGACCGTCAAGGGCCGCATACAATTCTGGGTTAGCTTTGAGTTTGGTAATGGCATCATCACCCAGTGCCGCAACCTCACTGAGAAATTGTATAGCAGTATTCTGATTGACTGTTTTTCCAAACTGCGACTGAAAGCCCAGTGTTTCACCGCCGCCTGTAATAGTCGTGTTATAATCCAACTCCTTCTTGTTGACAATTCCCGCCAACTTGGTGAAGTCAATATCCAAACCATCTGTTTGCCGACCAAAGATGTCGATGGGTTCGCGGCTGTCCAAATCCTGCTGGGCAGATTTAATCAACTTAGCTACAGCATCTCTGCCGCTTTGACTGGACTTTGAGTCCATTGCAGACTTGGCAACCAACTGATTGAGGGCATCAAGTTTCTGTTGATCAGCAAGCCGCCGTGCCTTCTCTTCTTGAATATTCTGCGTGAAGCCCTGAACCAAGCCAGTGGCAAATGCTGCACCGAAACCCATTATTCAGTCTCCTCTTCTATCTCTTCTGCTTCTTCCATTTCCATCGAAAGGAAGTTTTCTTCTTTGGGTGCGTCCGGGGCATAGCCTCTCCGGATACCCTCATTCACTGTCTCGCGGACATATTCAAACATACGTGGATTATTCTGTTGCATCATACGGAAGAAGGTCTCATCGTCCATCTCACCTTCCGTCAGGGCATCGTCATTCTCAAAGAACCGATACGGGATGTTCTCTTCTTCGGCCATGTTAGCGATATATAAGGCAAGAGGCCCCTTAATCAGCATCCCGACATCGGGAGTGAAGCGACCTTCTTGGAACCCTTGAAAGATGTAACCCTCAACCAACGCCTCTACAGATGCCCCTACGATAAGCATCTTGAACATCTCCTGCTTAATCTTGGGGATGGAGAGACGAGAAATCGCCCGATCCAATACGGCATCGGGATTTACGTCCTGTGGGGGCTGACCCCACGGCCAACTCTCATTGTCCGTTGTCAAACCGTAGCCCGGTGGAGCAACAGAAAAAGGGTCCTTCGCTTCGATGCTTCCGGGCATCGGTCCTTCCATATCTATTTTCATGCTAACTCCGTCTTGCCAATTCCCAATGTGCGTTGCCCAGCGATTGTCGGCTGAACCATCTGGGTGGTCAGGAAATCACGTATCTGCTGGTTGCGGGCGTTCTGAAGCAGGTTACTCATCGCAGTCTGAATTTCTGGGCGACTATAGGGATTGTATGTAGGTTGTGCTGCAGCCAGAGTAGGACTTACTGCGGGAGTTCCCCGGGTCAGTTCCTTGACTGTGCGGGGTCTAACTTCTGGGGCAGCAGCAAATACACCGTCCTTTGCAGAAGCCTGACCAAATGCCTGTGCGCCTTTCTTCACAAAACCAGCTACGTCAGAAATACTGGTTTCCTTGCCTTCTTTCTTTCCGGTCAGTCCTGAAATCAATTCGATGCCACCAAGAGCAACCGATGCAAATGTAAGTGCTTTGGAAAGGTTCATGCTATTACTCCGTCTTCTCTGCAGTTTGACCGCCATACCAGAGAGCAAGCCAGTTACCTATGCCCATAGCCAAGTTATCTTTTTGTTGCTGATCATAAAGGGATTTGCTGTTCGCAAACTCCATAGCCATTATACCGATTTCGTGCTGTCTTTGCAAGGCAGATTCCGATTTCTGGAAGTTCCAAGCAGCATTGTCACGATACTTTTGCCACAAGTTATTCAGGGCATTTTGGCTAACCGCAAACTGGTTCTGGACATTGATACGGTTGGTTTCGTTTTGCAACGCCGTAGCAGCAGTATTGATCTGTCTGCGCCACTGCACGTTCGACTGGTCCACAGCAAACTGCATATTTGCGTTGAACTTCTCGCGGTTATCCCGCATAGAAGCGTTGAATTGACTCATGGCGTTTTGCTGACTGGTGGAGAACTGCTCCATAGCCGCAACACGGTTCGCATTGGCTGTCTCAACCTGTGAGGTAAGCTGCGAATAGAACTGCTCAACCTGCAACTCATTCTTTGCGTTGAACTGTTGCCGGGCGTTCTCTTCTGCCGCATCCTTGAACATAGCCTGTGTCAGGGCGTTGTAGGACAGGGTGTTGGCCTGTTGCCGGGCATCCATGTTCTTTGTTTCGGTAGCCAACAGGACCTGTGCGTTCGTTACCGCACCCTGTAGCCGCGCAGACAAATTAGCCCTATCCATTGCAGCATACGTGGCGGCGTTGGCTAGGGCGGCTTGTTGTTCGTTATTCAAGTTTTGCAACTGGATTCGGGCGTAACTCTGGGCATCCGCAGCAGCAATCTGCACACCGGACTCCATCACTGCCTGTGTTATCGCAGCAGCAGCCATAGACGACCCGCTGAGACCCCGTGCTTGCATGATGCTACCCACCTTGCGAACTGCAGGGGAAGCCCACGCTGGCATCGGCTTGCCTTCCTCGATGCTGCCCAGCAACTCTTCCATCTGGAAGCGGACTGTGGCCCGTTCATCTAGTTGCTGCGTTGCCGCTGTTGCAACTGCGCCGGGGGATACCGTGCCGACAACCTGCGAGATATCAACTTGGGGAGCAGCAGCAATCTGGGCTGCTTCCATCGTTGTTACCTGTGGGGCAATCTCTTGGATGCCCGGAACTTGACCTACGCCCGCAGCAGGGGCAGCAGGTGGCGTAACTGTAATCTGACTTGCATCCGGGGTAACTGCGGTAGGAGCAACCGCTGCAGCATCTAGGGTGGCCCCGGTGATGGTCTGCATCTCACCCTCTTGGACTGTGGGAAGAACGGCCTGTAGCTGGGGAACCCCGGTCGCTTCTCCCGCAGCCTGTTCACCCACTTGGGCCATCAGGTCTGCATCCGTTGAAATCTTGTTGGGATCTGCCATCTACCTATTCCCTTCCTAATGCCCGATCTAGCTTATCTTCTAGCCTGTGCAGGGCTTCCATTAGTCTATCCATGTCGTCCCTCAATTCTGTCTTTGTTGCGTAATCTTCCCGTGTCCGATTGAGGAGTATTTCCAGACGCTTGACTTCCCGGGAAAGCGTCCCGGCCCACCATGCACCACCTGCAAGGATTACGCCGATGAGAGTATCAAGTAGGCTAGACATTTCCATCGGTTACCCCTTCTCCGGCCAAGTTACATTGTTCCATTCATAGCCGCCGTTTTCTTCTGACCACACCATAGAGGCACTGGGAGAGGAGGTCTTTAGATTTTCAAGGGACGCAATGTAATCGGCATCGGTTTCTTCGCTTTTCATCACATCTACTGCATCTGTTAAAATATCCTGACACTCCTGCCCTGTTATGTCAGTTGGACTTTGATACGGCTGTATAGTTCCGTAGTCTCCATTCAGGGCGTTTGTTCGCAATTCTACGGAGTGCAGCTGAACTTCTTCGTCTGAGGAACACAGAAAATCAACTTCTTCAGTGCTGTTCTCAAAAGTAACCCTAACTATGACAGAATTTTGAGAGGTATCACCCCAGCGAGGAGAGTTGGGATTTGAGTAGTTAAGTCTATATGGTTCCATAATCAAGCCCCATTGTCAGCTGAAAGGAAGTCAAGCAAAGATAATGTTCCGCTGGTAGGAATACTGCTGTTTATATCAGTAGAAAAGGATATAGTGTAGCTGCCACCAGACGGAGAAATAGTCTGACTACCAGATGACCAAGTTGTGCTATTCACTGTGATGCTACCACCTGTATTGTTAGTAAAGCTGTAGACATCGCTGTATCTGCGAAAAGCGTACCTCGAAGAGTTCTGTTCTGCGCTAAAAGCCTCAAGAGCATATACCTGACCCGAAGCATTTACAGTTCTTGAAAAATAGTTGGATATGTAAGTGCTACCACCTGAATTGTTCCCTGAAAGAATGATACTGCCGTTTAGTCTAACTCGCCAACCCCCGTCATTACTATGGTTAAATTGAAAATATATTATATCTCCAACATCGTTAGAGTTCGTAGTATAGCTTATATTTGTACTCCAATTAGAGTAAATATAATTTCCTAAAGTCTCACTTTTTGCAAGGGTCAGCCCATTAACCCCTCCAAAGTTGTTGGTTGTCCCGTTTGCATTTGGGGCAGCTTGGTTAGTATTAGTCGTCTTGCTACTTGGAACAATCCCCCCATTACGCAGATAACTACGCAAGGACTGTGTTCCAGATTGACCAAAGTGACTTACAACCTCACTCATGGAGAGAGGGTCATTGGCACTAGCTGACGCTTGAAGTGTTCCCATTCTTCAATTCCTCTATCTCTGTTTTCAGTTCCTTTACGGCTTCAATCAGATAGCCAATCAGATGGTTGTAGGCAACGGTCAGGTGTTCCCCGTTGTCAGACACAGCTTCTGGGGCAACGGTCTGGACATTCTGGGCTATAACACCAGATGACTCTTTGCCATCCAATACGTAGTGCATACCATTCATCTGACACACCTTGTCTAGTGCGTTCTCAATCTGACGGATGTTGCTCTTGAGGCGTTCATCAGATGTGGCGTTAAAGTCAACAGCGTTCATATCACCTGTTGCTGTGGCATCGCCTGTTACTGTGATGCCAGCAGAGGTAGTTTCAAACTTTTTGATGTTGTTGTGATAAAGACTTACTGCGCCATCAGCAATACCCTCAAGCATTGTTTCCCCAGTGTATTTACCTAGAGTAATAGCACTATTGCCCCTAATTACTAAATTACCTGTGCCAGCATCATCAATACGACTATTTGTGCCATCGTGATAAATTCTTAAATCTGCTGAATTACCAAGATAAATAGTTTCGCTATCATTCATAACGATGCTGTCAGCTTGCACTTCACCAGTTACATTAATCCCACCAGAGGTGGTGGCGAGTTTGGTTGAACCATTGTGCGATAGAGACACGGCCCCGCCGCTTTGGGAGGCGATTTGATTGTTGCCATCGCTTTGCTGAATGACTACATCAACACCCTTTATACGCAAATCGCCAGTGGCAGTATCCTCAATATAACTGTTGCTACCATCGTGATAAATCTGCAAGTCATCACTCGTGCCAAGCGTTAATACATCGCTGTCTAACAGTGATACACCGCCACGATGTGTGGTCTTGCCTGTAAAGTCGGCAACGCCATCAATGTTTAGGCTGTCTGCTTCAAGTTCGCCTGTGATGTTGACGCCATCTGTTTTGGTGGAGAGTTTAACTGCACCATTGAAGGAAAGGTCAACATCACCACCATCTGTGCAAGCTATGTAGTCTTGCGTATTACCAGCGTTTGACAACCTAAAATCAGTAGCACGAAGTTTAAGAACACCTGTTCCATTGTCGTGAATAATACTATTAGAACCATCGTGATAAATCTGCAAGTCAGACCCTGCACCAAACACGGCCTTGTCGTTGTCCCCAAAGTTTAGGTCAGCAGATGTTGTGCCGCCGTCAAAGGTGATTGTGCCTGTTACGTCAATGCCGCCAGAGGTGGTTTCAAGTTTTTCTGAACCTGCGTAACGCAGAATAACCGAACCTCCGCTAGTAGCGTTCACATAAGTCTGCCCTGCTGAATTTCTCAACTGCAAATCAGTTGCATCAATAAATAGAGAACCTGTGCCAGACTCTTGGATGAAACTATGACTACCAGAGTGATAAATCTGCAAGTCATTGCCAGCACCAAACACGGCCTTGACATTATCACTGAATGACAAGTCACCTGATGTCTTGGTATCTGCCGCATCGCTACGAAGGAACTGTGTGCTGTCAAGGCTATCAAGCTGGTCTGCATTAGATGCTGTGCCTGTCAGGGAAGCCGTAATAGTCCCTGCAGAAAAATTGCCACTGGCATCACGAGCAACGATTGTACTTGCCGTGTTCGCATCAGTGGCATTGGATGAGACTGTGAATGTTGCGCCTTCAGCACTGGCTGAACCCGACAAGCCAACACCGCTGACTGCCCCGGCAGCAACGTAGTTACCTGTCGTCTTGGTTCCCAACGCTACAGCATCATTAGCGATACCTGACGCACCAATTTGAGGACCCTCGCCCGTAGTTCCATCGTGGCTGTGGCCCGTGCTTGCATCGAAGGCTGATTGGATTGCATCAAACTCACCATCCAAATCGGAAGCGTTGATTACGTTACCGTCTGCAATGTTGTTGGATGTATCGTTTCTGGTATATCCTGTACCCATCTCTTATCTCCTTCCGTATGTTCCAAACTGTAGAGTTGCAGCGTCCACAGTAAATACGGCATCTGTTTCGGTTCCGGTTGTTTCGTAAAGAATGGACACGGTAAAACCGGATCCTATAGTTTGCACCTCGAAGATTGCTTTCTGCTTTGTTCCGAACAACGAGGTTCCATAAATTCCTGACCCGTAAGTAATAGAAGCAGCCGCATCTGTTGAAAGAACAGAATCAGGCTGCGGCACATCTGGTTGATCAAAATCAAACTTGAGGGAATACTCCAAGTCAAAGGAACCGTTCACATCCAGATATGTGGTCCCCTTGTAAATTGTTTTTCGCACATTCGGGTCGTTAAGCGGGACGAACGGAGTCGCAAAAGTCGCAGGTATGGGGTCACCGTCCAGTGTGTTTCCTTGTTCCATTTGATAGACATATCCGTCCGATGCTCCAAAGTAAATTCGTTCTGCAAATCCATCATATTCACTGGTTACAACGTAGGCATTGAAGCCACGCAAGTCGTTCCAAGAGATGCCCTCTTGAAGCTGCGTTCCGGCAACAGCCTTTGCTGCATCGTTGCTGTATCCACTGTTGTAGCCAAAGATACGATACTGGCTTTTCTCACGGATAACTGTGCTGCTAAATCCACCCGGGCTAGATGAAATCAAATCCAACATCTCTGTCTGTATCGGCTTGGATACGACACCCAAACTAAAGTCACCTACACGATCTGTTGCGGAAAACAAACGAAGACCATCTGGCCCCAAGAACATGATGTCACCACCAATTTCCTGAACTGTGTCTTCGGCAACACATCCCAAGTCCCGCGAGACAGGTTGCAACTGAAAGTCATCGATGCTGCTTCCCACCAACCGATTTATGGTATTCTCACTAAATATAATCAACTGGTCGCGGAAAACAATCAATCCCGTTATGGTATCAGCTATATTTATTATACCACCACCGCTTGCACTTGTAAAGTCATCATCTTCATATGGAGCAGAGAAAACAAGGTCTTTTCCGTTGGCAAGGAAGATGTGGTTCTTGAAATTAACAACTTGGCTTGCCCCAGAGGTGTCGGTGGGCAACGATGTTAACTGCTCAAAGGTTGTCCCGTCAAAACGGAATGGCTTACCTGTTGCGTCCACAACCATCAGCTTTTCCGTTCCATCGAAGTCATACTTCAGAAAACGAACCTTGCCGGATCCGCCCAACGTAATCCCACCGCTGCTAAAAGTAGCGTTATCGGTTATCTGGGTCCACCCCGAACCGGATGAACGGAACAGGTCATCCCCCCGGGCTGCATACACGTTACCACCGTAACGAACAATCCCACGAACGTTTCCGGTATTGGATAGCGCAGCACTGTCAAATTTCTCGTAACCTTCCACGCGGCGATATCCACCGAACACAGACGGTTCAAAATTGCGGAGAATCCGGGCAGAACCGGGGGCCTGTATCCCTTGCTGAAACGGGGAAAGGTTTGTAATCAAGCCACCTTTGAACTCAAAGGCGTATGTCTGCCAACGATCTGGCATCTAGATAGCCCTCGCATACACGTTTTCATTTACAAGAAGAGTCCGCATGTGCTTGGTTCCCTGCTCAAACTTACGAAGGGCCAGACTTGCAGACTCAAGGTTGTCGCGGAACATATAGGCATGATACATAGCCCCATCGACTATGACATGCTTGAAACGGTAGGGTATTGTCGGAACGTCATCATAGGTGTTCAGGTCTGCTGGGAACATGAAATATTCGTATTCGGCAGTGTAGGCTTTGTCCGGCATCGGAGCAAAGATGATGTCTCCGTCTTGGGACCGAACAACATATTCGGGGACAGTCCCATTGGTTGTATCTGTCTCGTATTCCTGATCGATGTAGCGGTCGATATATTCATCGTAGGACATCTGTTTCAGGTGCAGAGCAGATCCTACACCTAGCGTGGTATTGCGCTGGATGCGGACAGTATCAAAATCAACATACTTGGCGTTCTCTGGTAGCGGGTAACGGAGTTCCCCAGCAGTCATGGTAATATCATCTGTATTGTGATTGAAAGGCCAGTTAAAGTGCATCTGGTTGATATCGCGGATTGCACTGTTGATGCTGTCTTTGATTTGGGAATAGAATCCAGTCGAAGATGAAAAGTTAGAGGAAGTCAACTCCGGTTCATTAAGGCGGCGACACACCTCGTTGGATAATTCAAGGTAATTATATGCCATCAGTTTTTCTCCACTACACGGATGCGAACTTCCTGCTCGATGATGGTTGCATCACTGGCAGTCATCCGGCAAATAATTTTGTAGGTAGTAAAGGCTGTGCCACTGCCCAAGTAGATTGTAGCAACGGTATCTGTGTTGGTGCTGCTTACATATTGCAAACCGTTAACTATCTCACCTGCTGTCCATGTCTGCAGAACGTCATCTGCATCATAAATTTTCCAGACGATGCTAGAGATTGTGTCACCTTCTAGCTGTTCTGTCCAGTTGATAGAGTAGTCTAGCTGATCGTCCGGATCTTTGTCAGGCCATTTCATAGACATCACGCAGCCCTTCTATTTTGAGTGTTTTCTTTTGGCTGTAGAATTACAGTCCTAGCCCTGCTGAATGTATCTGCATCAAACGTGGTTATTGCATCAGATGGTGCAGGTAAGTTAACCGCTGTTGTTCCAACAACTCCCGACAAACCTGCCGCTGTGTTGAGAGTCAAGGAACCAACAAAAGTAGTTGCACTTACACTTAGTAAGGCTTCTGTT